GGTCTACTCAACCATTCAGGTTGAAGTAGACGGCGGAATTCCACCGCCGCCAATCAAGCTGCCCGTTAGAGCAGTTCGACGGTAACCAGTCCCAATTAGGGGTGGTTACCCACTTTGCTCGGTAAAGATTTCTATCATGCCTGATAGTTATCCGACCCGAGACTACATCGCCACGAAGGAAGCTGAGCCACAACCCGTCAGGGTTGTAGATCCGCCGCCTTCTCACCGACCTGGGGTGTTGGATCAGAGCATTTTCGGTGTTGATAATCAGCTGCCGCGATACAGCACGGGATGCCCTATACAATAGGGAGCCCGTATTTGTACAGCGGCGAGGTGACGTCAACATCGACTCTGGCACCATCACACCAGCTTCTGGGTTTTCGCTTGGCGGTACCGGTTGGTACTTAACCAAGCGCAGAAGAAACTGGACTGCAGAGGGCAGGCTTATACCTGTCTTCGCCGACCAGCTATTCAGTGCGTTGATAGCGATGTAACGATCCTGCTGTGAGTCAAGTCTTTTCAAGTAGACCGGACGCACATTCTGACCATTAAGCCAGTCAGAACCGCAGGACTCGCGAAAAGGCCCATCAACAAAGGTCTTTGATGCGTTGATAGAGAACCCTAAGTTCTTAAGGACGCGTATCACGTCGCCCGAGATGACTCTCGGACAAATGATATCGTCCCCAAAAACAGAGAAGTTCCCTTCACTGCCCCTCGATCTCTCGAGGTGCACGCCGCGATAGCGGGCACATGCAAAGACGACACTCGCAAAGAGCATAGTTTGCAGAGGAAAGGTATAACCGTTCCCCATTGTGCTTACCATGTTCAATGCTACTTGCTCACCTCTGACAGAAGTCACAGGACTGCGGAACAGCTTCAGCCAAGAGAGGAAATCTCGAGGCAATAGCCATTCCAACATCCTGAGAGACATAGAGTCAGAGGCAGATTCGAGGTCAATCGTAACGAGTAAGTTACTGATCGACCCCCTACGAGCAAGCTCCCGCGAGACGTCCGGCTGAGTGTCAAGATAGATTCCGAAGAACCTACCGAGACGCTCCTCCAGACAGGCACCAAAGCCAAGCTGACAAAATTGGTTCAGCGAAGGCTCGATGCAAATCAAGCGGGAAATGTCTGACCTTTTCGGGACAAAGTGAAGTCGATTACCTTCAACTACACGATAATCACCAAATTGTTGAGAACGCAGGTTTTCTGCGGCTCGCCAAGTTGGGAAGTTATCAATGTAGCGGCTGTACATTTCGTACAGGCCGGCAGAAGTACAGCTAAGAGGTGAAGAGAACAACTTTGTATAAAAGTCGCCCCCCTGGGCCTGGATGGCAGCCCCTGGTCCCGTACGACCCTTACTCATTACTGAGTAAAGGTCTGAGACCAGAGGATAGCCTTCCGGGTTCCAGAACTTATAGACTTGGTTTTTGACCTCGCCCATAAGTTCATCCTCGTAACTGCACCAGCTCGGTGTCCACTCACCACAAGAGTGGTTGATGGACATGAATTTCGCGAGTGCACGATCATCCGCTTCAGGGTGGATTTCCCCCTCAAACTTCTTGAGGAGGGCCTCCTTCAGCAGCAATGAACAGCACTCAGAGTACGAAATCCCCGGGCTCTGTGACGTAACACCTTCTTTCGGAAGGTAATACGCCAGATCTGCCGTAAGGCAGGTGTAAAGAGCGTTGGATAGACTTATCACAAGACACCTCACATACCGTGTTTTCAGTTAGGATAAAGCACCATTTGTCAGAAGACTTTGGGTCTTCGACCATAATCCAGGTACTAGGAAGCTCAGTACTTCTACTGAGCCTCTGTCGTAACCTGAACAATGGTTCCGATGTCTGCGAGAAAAGGTTCTCCCAGAAATACGAGACATATGATGCTGGCTAAGTAGCCGACGATCTTCTTGACGGTGGGCTTCGTAATGCGCATTTTTAGGGCGCCTTACAGAATACCATTCGTCCCGGAGTCGCCAATTCCAGCACTCTGCTGCGAAACGCAGCCGAAGTGGAAACTGAGAGCGGCGCGAACGTTTGCCGGGTCATAAGTGTCAGCTCCTGCCAAGATCTCGACGTCAGTCGTGATCAGCATGAGCCCAGCACTCTGGCCCGACGCGGGGGTAACACCCTTGCGGGTAATATACCGCCAACGGTTCTTGCCAACACGGTAGATCACCCCAGTAGACGGATCAGCCAGCCCAAGGCTCTTGAAAACCTTAGGACGGAAGGCCGTAAACGTAAAGGGTGAGGAAACCGAATGCGTCGTGACACCAGTCTGCGTACCGCCAAGAGCGGTAACAGCCCACTGTTTGCCAGTAGCATCCGGAGCGGTGTCGACCGACACAGTGTAGGTAGGGCTAGTAAGCCCCGTCTGCGCCGTGCCGGTAACGGGAGTCGAAAGAGAAACAGCCATTTGATGGCCTCCAAGTGGTAGAGAGTTGATTAAACAGGAGATTATCTACGAAACTTCGCCAAAGCGGCCATGTTTAGCCACTTCATCGAAAGTCCAGGGATCTCAAACTCAAAATCCGGCATAAAGTTGTCGGTATAAGGAGTGCGAGAGACCTGTTTCGAGATAGTTTCCCCCATGGTTGACTCAAGCAAGACGGGGTAATAAGACGCGTCCGCCACACGTGGTACAGAATTACAGCGCCAAGTCTTCGACTTGATAACTGTATGCCTGGCCCACGCTAGACGTCCACGCTGATGTGCCCATCCGTTGATCACTTCACCAATATTAGTGAAGTAGTCGACTAAGAAAGAGTACGGTATCAACTCCCAAACGGTTGGAACGAAGTTCTGGGGTTTAAAGCCCAGAAGTTCCGCCCTGAACCGAGCGGGGTTCATCGCAATACTCTTCACGGACCCGGCAAAGACTGCAATACAAAGTGTATTGACACGTTCGGTCTTAGCGAATCGAAAGACTCCATCGATCTGTTCACTGTCAGTGACAGTGCCAGATTCGGTAGAGGCTCCAGCTTTGATTGCTACCTTTTCAGAGTAGTAATCATTCCATCTGTTGATGGCGTCAGCTGCCGATTCGATATCGGAGATAAAAGGTCTCCAACCGAATGCCTGCTCGAGCCATGCGTTGCGCAATCCCTGCTCATAATAGTAGAGATCCCTTTTAGGACCACTACTCTTAGGAGGCTTCCTCTTCTTTCGAGAGGACGGGAACGGATATGGGAAGGTATACTGATAGGCAAAATTGTCAAAGTTCTGCCAATCAGCTTGTCTATTCCTGGGCCTTAGCCTCTTAGCTAAGGTATGCCAGTTTTTGACGCCTTTCCACAACCTAATTGCGCCACCTCTTAGCATACGTAAAGTTTCTCTTGATTCTCCCAAGGAGACCATGCTCTCTAGAGCTTGCTCAGCCTTGATGAGTTTCTTGAGGAACTTCTGCTTGGCCAAATTAGTAGCTTCCGCAGAACTTATACTAGCCAGAACGGCGTCGCTATAAATCACGGGCGTAAACCAATTGCCCGCGACCTCCTTCATGTAAGTACCAGAAGCAGGTGTTACCTTCTTCTGAGCCTTACAATACCCATACGTAGCACCACACTGAACGGCATAGCCGGTCAGATTAGTCGTCGCGTTGCGATTCAGAGCGATATCTAGCTTCCAATTGGGATTTCTCCCTTTCAGAGCAGTATCGGTCCAAAGCACAATGCGATCGGCGTGGGTCTTCGTCTGAGTACCTCCTACATTGGTTGAGATCGTATCGTACGATCCCAGCCACTTACGGGGGGTTGAAGTTGAATAGTCTTCGTCGCCTGACACAGTATAAGCTCCTAGGTTGCTACTAACTATAACTACCCCCTAATAGGGGAGTAGAGTTCCGGCTATGGCGCTAGCCGGGACGTGTAGTAATTGAATCCGTGCGCTTGCTCATCACCGAAGTGATAAGCCCATTGCACGGTACTACATAAGCGGCCCTTACGGGCCACCGCACCTCAAAGACAGAGGTCCAGACGTGGACCACCTACTTCAATAGTAGGTCATTTCTCCTGACGGTGTCGTAAGACACTTGTCGCCAGGGGCCCCGACG